AATGAAAATATTGTAGAGGACGCACAATTAGCAATAGTAATAGACAACGCATTACCTCGTCTACGTTTACCGTGGATTGGCCAAACTAAATAATATGCCAAGAAAAATTGACCCAGAAAAAAAGGAGCAAATGCTGCTTAGAGATGAACTAGAAAAGCTTATCAGCGCAGATACACAAGCCTTACAAGCACTAACTGCTCAAGCAAGCCAGCTTCTTCCAAGCCGTGCTATAGGCCCTCTTGATTATCACAATGTAAAAAAAGATTGTGAAGACACAGCAGATGAAATTGTTGAATCAGTAGCAAATTTTTATCTTGATGCTCGAATTATTGAGAACACTCCTTATGTAAAGCAAAAAACTAACGTTGATCATATTACCGTATCAAACTTGCTTTTCCAAATGAAAACTGCGGAACATGCCATTATTAAACTTCTAGAAGAAATTGATAATGGCAATCTGCATCCACGAACTTTTGAAGTACTGTCATCTCTTCAACGCTCCAAAATGGAAATTGTTAAACACCTTGCACAGTTTATGATTATCATGGAAAACAACTACAAGAATCTTAAAATTGATTATGAGTCTAAAGCAGCTGAAACACATGATGTTGGTCACGAGGAAGATGAACACACAGGAAACCCAATGCAAACACGAGGAACTCGTGGAATGATTGAAGCTCTTCGACAAGCCGTTCCAGAAAAACGAGCAACCGGTAGAATGGAAAAGATGGATAACATGGAAGACTTAAATTTAGACGATAGTTATGGCGAAGGGTAAGATATGGACAACCAAGAAGATTAGGGATGAGATTCGTAAGCTGTCAGAAGGATTACCTTCTGATACATCAGCTTTTTACGAAGGCAATCCAGAACTCAAGTCCGCTAACATTGTATTTGAATACTCACAAGCAGAAATAGATGACCTAAAGCTATGTGCTAATGATGTAGTTTACTTTGCCAATAAGTTTTGTTATTCCATGACGGATGAAGGGGTACAACAAATTACGTTGCGTCCGTACCAAGAGGACATGTTGGAAGACTTTCAGGACAACCGTTTTGTGGTAATGCTGGCATCCCGTCAGATTGGTAAGACTGTAACATCATCAATCTTTATTGCATGGTACCTTTGTTTCCACTTTGATCGTAACGTTATGATTGTTGCGAATAAAATGGCTACAACTACAGAGATTGTAGACAAGGTAAAAGTTATCATCAAAAACCTACCGTTCTTTATTAAGCCGGGTGTAACTACATCAGGAGCAACCGGAATGAAATTTGATAATGGTTGCCGTTTATACTCACAAGCAACAACTAAAACTGCAGCTATCGGATTTACAATCCACTTATTATATGCCGATGAGTTTGCACACATTCACGCAAACTTCTTACAACAGTTTTACCGTTCAATTTATCCAACGCTATCATCTTCCAAGATTTCACGGATTATTATATCGTCTACACCAAATGGTATGAATATGTTCTATGAACTATACACCGCAGCATTAGAAGGCAAAAATAGTTATAAGGCTATTCGAGTTGACTGGTGGCAAGTGCCTGGCAGAGATGAAAAATGGAAAAAGCAAGAGATTGCCAACCTTGGTTCTGAAGAGTTATTCAACCAGGAATACGGTAACCAATTCTTGGCGTCTTCTCGATTGCTATTGCCAGGAACTGTATTGGAATATATCAATCGCATTTCCAAGAAATATGTTCATAAAGATCATGAAGCATTCTACGGAGATCCGGAACTTTATAAGGATATGATGTGGCACCCGGACTATGATCCAGCAGCAGTGGTCAAAGGCGATAAGCATGTTATTGCAGTGGATATTGGTGACGGTGTTGCTCGAGATTATTCTGTTTTGAATGTATTCAAAATGGAACCACAATCAAAAGCAATGATACGAAAGCTCAAAGATTGGCGCGATGAAACCGGTTTCTTTAGACTGCGTCAAGTTGGTATGTTTCGCTCAAATGTGGTATCAGTAGAAGATTTAGCTCGTGTACTTGAGACTCTTATGTTTGAAGTATATGATCCAGAAGATATCAAAACCGTAATGGAGATTAACTTCAAAGGTAACCTTATTTATGAAAGAGTTGGGCGAAACCGCGAGTTTTTCCCTGAGACTTTCCTACATACAAAACACAGTTTAAGTGCTCCTATTCTTAAGCCTGGTGTTAAAATGCAAAAAGACAATAAAGAAATTTTCTGTCGAGAATTGCGTAATCTAGTAGTTAGTAAAAAAGTTCTTATTACCGAAGAACGTACTGTAGTAGAACTTGCATCCTTTGGTATTAATTCAGCCGGAAGCTACTCATCTCAAATAGGTAATGATGACGTGGCTATGTCCTGCGTTAACCTGGTAAGTATGTTTGACTCTGTAGATTTCTATGACATGGTTGAAGATATGTACGATGGGATTGATGATAAATACAGAAAAGCTATTGATGCTGCTATTGAAAAAGGCGGTGGAGCTGAAGAAATAACGGAAGGCTTTCAATTGCTAAAAGAACTGGATTCTGAATTTTCTCGTTCAATACAAGATATGCAACAACAAATTGCAGAGCAACAAAAAATCCAATGGACTCGTGGAAACAATAAAGGCTTTGGTAAAATTGGTTAACAATGCAATGATATATAGAACAGGAAATAATCCATAAAAATAAGAAGAAGTAAAGAATGGCTAAAATCACTCTCGACCTGAATAAATTCAAAGCATCCGGTGTATATACCATCGAATTTGATGCTTCGGAGAGAATCACCGTAACTACTCAAACTATTCGTTTAGTAGCTGGGTTCTCACGCGTAGGTCCAATCAACGCACCAGTATTTTTAAGAGACATTAATACGTCTCGTAGAATCTTCGGCGAAATTGACACATACCTAGAAAAAAGAGGTTCATTCTTCCACCGAGCGTTGGAAACATGCTTAAGCGTGGGACCAGTATTTGCATTAAACTTAATGCCGTTAAAGAGTACACCAATCAATGAGGGCGGTGATGCTACTAACTACAGAAGTTTTGCTGTTGCTGCTAATGAAGAAAACGGACCAGTTACAAAAGCATTAGTAACATCATTCTATAACAAGGAACGTTTTTGGTTCCCTGACACAGAATACGTGATTGCTACACAAGATGCTAAACCAATCAACCGTGATTACTTATTGACTGTTGTAAACCTTTCGCAGGCTCCACTTTCTGTACTTACTCGCAAATCTGTTAATGTATCTCAATACAATGTAACAGCTCAAGACTACTACGGTCTTGGTAATGTTCCTTCGTATATGCATCCTTCAGATTTCTTATCTGACTACTTCTTGGATTTGGTTGTTGTTGAAGGTGATTGGACTAATCTTGCATTGCTTAATCAAGATCCAACTTATTCTAAATACTTCGATGCTCGTGGTATTAGAGCTGATAAGTTAGATGCTTTCCTTTCATTAGATGCTGTTACTATGGTTGGTTCTTTCACAGGTACAATCATTCCGGACTTCATTGATAACAATGGAGCTAACCAAAATCTTGAAAACATTGTTAATGCTGCTGTAGGATTAACAGGAATCTTTATTGCTATTAACAATAACAAAATTGAAGATTACGCAAACAGCGTTCACAAGATTGATACAATTGGTAATTCATTGATCAACACTACTGACGATACAATCGACTTCTTATCATACAATACTCCAATCAAATCTGTTTTGGAATTCTCTGGTAATGCATCATTGTTTACAACAGCTAACGTTTATAGTAGCCTTAGTACTTCTACAATATCTGCATACATCAAATCACAAGCATTTGGTGGAACAAGCGGTAAATTCAATAACGTACTTGTTATTCCTAAGCCACAGCCAGGAGACATAGTATTCTTACCAAGCCAATATCAATACATTCTTGATAACTTAACTGTAAATTCATTGGTTGGAACTTACGGTATTGATAGTTTCAATTCGCCTGCACCATCTGACGCTGTTAAAGTTGAAAACGTTGTAGATACTGGAACTGCTCTTGAAATTCAATTAAGTACACCATTACATACAACTACAAACTACGAAGATACATTTGTATTCACTGGTACTGCTACTGCAATTCCTTCAGTTTCTGGTCAAATTGCAATATCTGCGTTAACTCCAAAAGATAATGCTCTTGGTACTCCGTACACATTCACAGGTGGAGAAATTCTACTTGTAGAAGCTAATGGATTATCTAAATACTATGAAGTTCTTTCTGGCCCTGCTGCTGTACCTGGTACTGTTACCGTAAAAGCTACGGGTGCTATTACAACAACTGCTCCTTATTACTTATCTCGTTACATCTTTGGTGGATTGGATATTAATGATTATGCTGCATACGTACAACCAGCTGACTTAAAAGTTACAGTATTCGATCCAAACTATGGTGCTATTGCTGTTGCTTCACCATCATTCGGTTACGCAATTCAAGCAAACAACTCAGTTCCTGCACAAGGTTTGGTTCTTCCATCTGTTGCTACAGAAATTGATTCATTAACATTTGTATTTGCTCCTAACCAAACATTAAATAGCTATGAAGGTATTGGAAGCAAATTAAAAGCTTCTGGTTCTGCCGTAACATTTGGTTTTGATCAGGTTGCTGTAACCGTTACAGATCCTGTAGCAAACCTGGTATTCCCTGGCCCTTATTACATCAGTACAATTACAAACGTTGCTTACCCATCAGCTGCAACTGGAGTAATCCAAATTGTTGATGGAGCTACTGGTACTGTACAATCATTTACTTCAATATCTGCAACACTTGTAGCAGGTGATCCGGTTAAACTTACACTGATTGATTCAGGTGTTGTTATTACTGGTAACGTTGGTAACCCTACTGTTACTCAAATGGTTTCTACTGACATTAACAAACTTCGTTACATTGAAGCTTACCCTGGTTCTAAACTTGCAAATGCTGTAAGTACAGGATTGGTTGTTACTGGTGACAGTGTCAAATACGGTGCTGCTTCTTCGGAATACAACTATTTAGGAGTATTGGCTAACTATAGCAAATCAGCTACAACTGGTACTATCGATAATTACTCTGAAGTTGCTTATGGTGTTAAAGGCGTTAAAGTATCACAATACTCTGACGTTTCCTTAAATACTACTGCTAATGCAACATACGCGGGATTAAACTTTACATACATTGATACTACGATCTACACTGATGGTTCTGGTACAACTAACGATGCTGCAATCTATTCTGCTACTGCTAAAAACATTAGCTCTAACATTGTAATTGTTGGTACTCTTTACGGTGGTGGTAAAAAATTCGAATTGTCTGCAACTAACGCTGCTAACTTAAACGTTGGCGACTTGGTACAAGACAACAGCGCTATACCGCATCTTACCAGAGTGGTTCAAAAAGTTAAAAAGGTTAACCCTTCAACTGGAGTGGTTACTTACGAATATACTGTGTTGGACACACCACTTGTTAATACTGTTACAAACACTATTACTAAGTTTACTCCAATCCAAAACTTCTGTGATCGTTACCAATTTACATTACTTAACGGTTATGTATTAGGTGATTACCACATACCAAACAATACTGATGCTCAAATCGACAAGATCTACGGCGTTATTGAAAACACTAACATCGGTAAAACACTTGCTAGTCGCGATGTAATCTCTTTCAGATACATCATCGATACATTCAACGGTGGTATTGCTCCTCAAATGGGACCAAAATCAATCTTAAGTAGATTGGCTGCTAACCGTCAGAAATGTATGGCTCTATTAAATGCGCCATCTATCAAGCAGTTCATCGAAAGCACAGATCCTAGATTTACTGAATTGCCAGATCCTAACGCTGGAAATCCAAAACCAGTTCTTAACACCAGCTACATTAAAGATGGTGGTAACTTAAGTCTTGGACCAAGCTTTAGATTCTCTCTTCCTGACGAAGAAAATGGTGCTAAATTTATCGGAGTATTCTCTCCTAACATCTTACTTCGTGAGAACAACAAAAACATTAGCGTTCCGCCAGCGGCTGACGTATCTAACAACTTCGTAAGAAAGTTCATTAATGGACAGCCTTATGCTATCGTTGCAGGTCCACGTCGAGGAGTTATCTCTAACCCTAAATATGCTGGATTAGAATATGAGTTTTTGCTACAAGACAGAGAAAACATTGAACCATTTGGTATCAATCCAATCGTTACTGTAAAAGGTATCGGACCGATGATCTTTGCAAATCAAACTGCATTCCAAAAAACATTATCTGCATTCAATAACTTACACGTTAGAGATCTTCTTATCACAGTTGAAGAAGCTGTTGAAGATGTACTTGCTCAATACTTATTCGAATTCAACGACGCTTCAACACGTTTAGAAATTCGTACTATCGTTGAGAACTACCTTGACACTGTAAGAAATGCTGGTGGAGTTTACAATTACGCTGTAATTATGGACGACACTAACAATACCGCTGCTATCATCGACCAAAACTTTGGTATTCTTGATATCGGAATTGAACCAGCTCGTGGATTACAGAAATTCATTAACCGCATAACAATCTTGAAAACTGGTACTATCAGCTCAGGTGGATTCAGCGCGGCATAAATAAAAGCTAAAGAAAAAATAAAAGCATAAAGCAATGGCAGGATTACCACATTATAGAAATTCCAAGGCAGCAATGGCAAAGTACGAACCGCTATACTTAGCGCAGTTCGAGATATTACTTACACCACCACCTGCTGTAGGAGGATGGGACTTAGTTATGGAACAAGTCTTAAAAGTAGACGGTATCGATCTAAATAAACAACCAGCTGTTATTGAACAGAAATACAAATCAACGAAACGTTCTTTCGCTGGTGGTATGAATGACAATACAACGGTTGATATAACACTCGACTTCGAGGTTAACTTAGATGATAATAACTCTGCTTACGTATACAAAGCTCTCCGTAAATGGACAGATCTTATCTATGATCCATTAACTGGACGTATGGGTCTGAAAAGAGATTATACTGGTGGACCAATGATCATCAACTACTTTAACAAAGCTGGTGATATCTATCGTCAAGTACGTTTTGCTTCAGTATTCCCTACATCACCGTTACCAAAAATCGACTCAGATTTCAGTAACAACGATGTATACCGTTTGACTGGATTTACATTCCGCGCAGACTACTGGGAAGAAACTATCCTTTAATAAGAATACAACCTTTATACAAGGGAAAGCGAAAGCTTTCCCTTTTTTTGTCTCAATTGTGAAACTTTTTTCAACTTGGATATATAAGTTAATAAAACTATAAACATATGAGCGACGAACAAAATTACAATGCAGAGGATGAAGCTCGCAAATTAGTGGAGGCCGCAGAAGGTCCAGTTCAAGTTGAAGAAGCCAAATTAACTAGCTTGGGTAAAGCACAAAAATTTACCCAAACAGAGGAGAGTCCTCTTGCTGGTGATATTGGTTGGAAAAACTTGCCGTTTGAAAATTTACCATCTCAAGGATTATTCTATCCTGATGGTTCAGAAATTGCGATACGCGCAGCTTCTGTAGCAGAAATCCGTCACTGGTCAACAATTGATGAAAACGATGCTCTTGGTATCGATGACATGTTGAACTTTGTAGTAGAAAAATGCTGCCGAATCCGTATGTCTAGCAGACCGGCAAACTTCAAAGACTTGAAAGAGATTGACCGTTTCTACGTAATCTTTGCTATACGCGACTACACATTCAAAAACGGTGAGAACCGTTTGTACACAAACATCGAAGATGAAAACGGGCAAGACTCGAAAATTGAAATCACCAAAGATGTACTAAACTACTTTGATCCAGATGAAACTCTGATGAAGTATTACAATGCTGATAAAAAATGCTATGTTTTCCAAATGAAAAGTGGAGAAGTATTTGACTTACATTTCCCTAGTCTTGGTGTAATGGCATTTATCAAAAGTTATGCAAGAGCAAAAGCTCAGCGTAACCAAAACTTTGATAGAGCATTCTTAAAGTATGCTCCATTCCTTATTCCGGAATGGAAAGGCTTAACAGACCGTGAATACGATAAAACGTTACAAGATTCGTTAACGTGGTCTATTCAAAAAATCTCACTGATGGATAAAATTACTTCTATGTTAGCAGGAGCGATTAATCCAGAAGTTCGATACACAAAGGCCAACGGGGAGGACGGTAGAATACCGCTTTCCTTTCGCGGAGGGGTCAAGTCTCTTTTCCTTATTCCAGATATCCTTGATGAATTGGTGTGAGATTGAATACATCTTACTAAAAACATTAAGACTTCAGCCAAGCGAGCTCGACAGATTAGAATTCTGGAGAGCAGAATTACTACTTGAAATCCACAAGGAAAGAACTGAAGAGGAAAACAAGAAAAGAAAACAGGAGGAAGCAAACAATCCAAACATGCCAAACATGAATTCTATGATGTCAAGCACACAGAACATGTTCAAAGGAGTAGCAGGTGGCGGTATGCCAAAACTTGGTTAATTGACCTACCAAGTACATTCTTGCTAAAAACACTAGAGGAGTCAGTTTTGACTCCTCTTTTTTTGTTTGATATATAGTCTGTAAAATCATCACATATTAATGTCAGCTAAAGACACATCACTTCTCGGCGAAATACTATCGGTTCAGAAAGCTCTTCTGGCCAAAATGAATAGTGAGGATAAAGATAAAAAAGACAAGAAGAAAGAAGCCACTGTTGAAGGCGCTGAAGGTGGTGTAGGAGGTTTTGGCGAATTGCTAAAAGAGCTTCAAGACCTAAATAAAACTTCTAAAAAACAGTTAGAAGTTTTAGAAAAGATTGACAAAAACACGGCGGGTGGTACGGGTTCCAGTGGAGGCGGAAGCCTAAATTCACTCGGCAGCGCTGAAAGCACTGGAGAGAAGCTATCTACCCTTGGAGCTGGAATGGTAACTTTAGCTATTGGTATTCTGGCTCTTGTAGGCGGTATGGTTGCTCTTGCTCTCGTTTCGGTAGTTGCACCGATGGCTGTAATTGGTGCCGTCAGTGTTGGGCTAATTGTGTACGGATTCTATAAGCTATTCAAAAAAGTAGGAGATCCGGAAACCGAGGAACAGGTAGATAAAGGGCTTGAAAACTTATTCAGGATGGCCGGCGGTATCGCCATCTTTACCTTGGCGGTGGTGGCTTCTACTCTTGCCATGGAAGCTGTTGGCGGAGGGAAAATCATTAAAGATCTAGTCTTGGTCTTGATAGGCTTTGGCGGCATTTTCT